CGAGGCTATGAAAGCGGGGACTAAGTTCCCTCCGGTAGTAGTGTTTTACGATGGTAAATCGTATTGGCTTGCCGATGGGTTTCATCGAAGAGACGCAGCTATACAGGCCGGGCTTGATGATCTTCTAGCGGATGTCAAGCAAGGGACTCTCCGAGATGCTATCTTATATTCAGTCGGCGTTAATTCATCGCATGGACTACGCCGGACGAATGAAGACAAGCGCCGGGCCGTCATGCGCTTACTTGAAGATGATGAGTGGAGTAAGTGGAGCGACAGGGAGATAGCGAGACGGTGCGCGGTGTCGAATCACTTTGTGTCTGATATTCGGCCCCTATCTGTGAACGCTTCACAGATAGAACCCCGCAAAGTCTCCCGTAATGGTACGACCTACATGCAGGACACCTCCCGCATCGGCAAGCGCGAATCACTAGACCCGCTAGAGGAGGAATCCGAGCCGCGAGAAGATCGGCCTACCGAAAAACCGGCGGTCATAAAAAAGATATCGCCTAAAGCATCTATAACAGAGGCCAAAAGGTCGGCTGCTTATAGTGCTATCGAAACGTTTATTGATTCACTCGACGCCGTAGAGCGTGTCGAGGAAATAAAAGCCATGCGCGCATGGCTAGCTAAGTATTAAGGAGTTTATATGTCGTCGAATGCTAATGATGGAATGGAGACCGTGAAATCCGTTAAAGGTAAGGACGTTGATAAAATCGCCCGATACGGATGGATTGTCAAGGACGAACCGGGTGAAATGTTATTTATCAATAAAAAATCGATACACATAGACCCAGACTATCAGCGAGACGCTATCGCAAGCAAGGTGCTGGAAATGGCAAGCGGATGGAGCTGGATAGCTTGTGGAGTGATTAGCGTAGGTAAACGCGATGGGAAATATTGGGCAATCGATGGGCAGCATCGCGTATTGGCGGCCATGAAAAGGTCCGATATAAAAGACCTTCCTTGTATTGTTTTCCAAACTAAGGGGCAAAGGGGGGAGGCTAGGGGATTTTTCATGGCAAATAATTTGAGAAAGGCTATGAAATCCGTGGACAAATACAGGGCATTGATAGTAGCTGGAGACGAGAATGCCTTATATGTTCAGGGGATATTAAACGGGCTTGGTTTATGCGTTAATGGGGCGGGGACACTCGCTGTCAACGAATTGAAATGCATAGCGCTTGTTTTGCATTTGGCAGAAATAGACAAGCGAGAGTTTGAGAAAACAATTTCATTCGCCGCAGAATTATGCAAAGGGAAGATGGGAATACAAGACCGGCTTTTGTCCGGGCTTTCTTTCCTTAATACGCACTGCGGAGACGGGCTCGATGACCGGAGGCTTTCTTCTCGCCTGATGGAGGCAGGGCCGGGAAGACTGCTAGAAGGGGCCGCGAAAGCATGCGCTTATTTTTCAAAAGGAGGATCGGCGGTATATGCTCAGGGGTTACTTGATACCATAAATAAGGGATTGAAAAATAGATACGAACTAGAATCGATGAAGGAATAACACCCTAGGCCCGGAGCGATCCGGGCTATCTTTATCCTCATTGCTACCCACTTGACATTATTTAATCCTCATGATAGTATCCTGCTTGGATATATCCGTCCCATCATGTCGGGAGACAGCATTGGGGGCTCATGAGTTTTTTTGACCGGTTCCGAAAGTCTAAAATCCGCAACATGACATTGGCCGACCTTGATGCCAAGATGGACGCAATCGCGTCCGGTGGTGGGGTCGGCGGCTCTTTTGTCTCCGATACGATGGCGATGAATCTGGCAACAGTATTCAACGCGGCTACGATTCGGACGCAGTATGTCGCTATGTTGCCGTTAGTTACTTACTTCCGAGACGCGAAAGGCAACAAGGAAAAGTTCAAAGGCTCGCCGGTCTATTCCCTTCTCCATGACAAACCTAATCCGCTTATGACATCGTTCTCTTGGCGCTCCACGATGGAATTGCACGCTATTTTCTACGGCGGCGGATTCTCTCGCATCGAGCGTGACGTGCTTGGCCGTCCTATCTGGATATGGCTTCTTGACGGGAAACGCATGACGCCCGAGCTTATCGATAATGGCCGACAGCTTCAATGGCGTTATCGTGAGTCTAGCGGGAAAGACACAATATTCCCCGATACCGATATCATCCACGTTCCCGGGCTGGCGTTCGACGGGATAACCGGCGATGGCGTTATCAAGCTCGCGGCTAAGTCGCTCTCCCTATCCATGCAAGCCGAGTCATTCGGAGAGAAGTTCTTCGAGAACGGTATGAACGCTTCCGGCGTGTTTGTGCATCCTGGGACGCTTAGCGCTCCGGCTCAAGAAAACCTCCGAAAGTCTATCGAAGCTCATTCCGGGGGGTCGAACGCGCATAGGCCGATGATTCTAGAAGAGGGGATGGTCTGGAACAAGATTTCATTCTCTCCCGAAGAGGCGCAGTTCCTTGGTACGCGCGAGTTCCAGGATAAGGAAGTAGCCCGCTGGTTTAACCTTCCGCTCCGCATGCTCAAGATGCCGGACGCTTCCGGTCTTCGTAACGTCGAGCAAATACAGATTGAAATGATGCAAAGTACGTTCCTGCCGCGCTATGTAGCATGGGAACAAGAGCTTAACACAAAACTGTTCGCTACGTCTAGCGGAACAATGACTAACCGTTTCGCTGAGTTCAATGTCGAGGGGCTTCTGCGCGGTGACTCCAAGACGCGAGCGGACGTTAGCCATATCATGCGCCTTGATGGTGTATTGAACGCTGATGAATGGCGCGAGCGCGAGAATATGAACAAGATCGGCGGCGAGAAGGGTTCCGAGTATTGGGGACAGCCTAATCTAGCCGCGAATAAATCCAACACAGAAGAACCCGCTCCCGATGAGGAAGCGCCGGACGATGAGCCGGAAGGGGGCGATGATGCCGAAGCTTGACAAGACTAAACGCGAAGACTTGACGTTTGAAATCCGTGAAATGGCAAAGGTAGAGGATGGCGCTATTCGTGTTTCGGGATATGCGTCCGTATTTGACAAGCCGTCCGAGAACCTTGGTGGATTTGTCGAGCGGATCAAGCCCGGAGCGTTTACCGAGACACTGAAAGAGAAGCGGTCAGATCCTCGGCTCCTTTGGGATCATAATTCGCAATTTGTTCTTGGCCGTCGGTCTGCTGGGACTCTCTTGCTTGAAGAAGACGAGAAGGGTCTACGGTTTGAAGCTACGCTTCCCGATACGTCCTACGCGCGCGATCTTGCGGTGCTTATGGAGCGCGGGGATGTTCGTGAAATGTCGTTCGGCTTTAACGTACTTCGGGATGAGTGGTCTGACCTAGACAAGCCTATTGTAAAGCGAGATGTGCTTGAGGTCAGGTTGATTGAGATTAGTATTGTTTCGTTCCCGGCGTATCCGCAAACGTCGGTTAAGTTAAGGGATATCGCGGGAGCCGAAGCGCTCTCCGATGAAGATATTGTAAAGGTTGAGGAGTTCATCCGCTCGCTATCGGTTCCCGCCGCGAAGGCAGAACCCGAGGGACAGCCCGCCGCGAAGGCAGTTGACCCGGAATGGATACGCGCATGCATGGACGCCGATTGTGTTCTAGCTGGTCTTTCTCTTAAATAGAAGGACAAAGGGGAAATTATGAGCGTACGAATTGACAATCTGAAAGCGGAAATCAAGGGTATCCTTGAGTCCGTGCAGGTTCTCAGGTCTAAGGATAAACCCGAAGAGGGCGACGATGTGACCTTGAGGACGTATCTCGGTAAGATGACCGACGCGCAGACTCGACTTGCCGACGAAGAGCGCGCGGATAAGGCCGAGGCAGAGTTCAGCCGGTCGGCTACTCCCGAGGCTCGCGGTGGTGAGATTGAAGGGAGGGCAAAGCCTTCTCTCGGTCAGTATCTCCAGGCTGTTGCTGCTTCGTTTGGATATAACCGCGAAGATCGCGGCGGATATCTCATGTCGAAGACTGAGGCTCGGTCTATCCTTGAGACTCGCGCTCCTTCTGGCATGAGCGAAGCCGTTCCTTCCGATGGCGGATTCCTTGTTGGCACGATGGACGGCGGAATGCTTGCCGATCATACCTGGGGCGAGGATGGGGTGTTGGCTTCTTGTCGGCGCATTCCGATTACCGGTCCGAATAACGGTATTAAGCTTGGCCTTATCGATGAGACTTCGCGCGCCGATGGTTCGCGGTCTGGCGGTGTTCTCGCCTATTGGGAGAATGAAGCCGATTCGACTACCGCGACTAAGCCGAAATGGGGCAAGGAAGAGTTCAGCCTTGAGAAGCTTTTTGCGCTGTCCTATGTTACTGACGAGCTTCTTCAGGACGCCGCCGCTCTTGAGGCGGTTGTAGTGCAGAAGTTCGGCGAGGAAATGCGCTTCAAACTGAAAGACGCCGTATTCAATGGAACCGGCACTGGCCAGCCTCTTGGTATTCTCAATTCTCCTTGTCTCGTTTCCGTAGCGAAAGAGGTTGGGCAGACTGCTAAGACTATCAACTTCGAGAACATCGTCAATATGTACGCGCAGCTTTATTCTGGCGCGTCGTTCGGTTCTACGAAGTGGACTATGAATCGGTCTTGTATCCCTCAGATCATGAGCTTGGCCATCAAGGTCGGAACTGCCGGGTATCCGCTGTTCGTCCCTGGCAATTCGCTCGCCGGTACTCCGAATGGTACACTGCTTGGAGTTCCTATCGAGTACGTCGAGCAGGCGCAGACTCTCGGAACTGCCGGAGATATCTACCTTGGCGATTTCAGCCAGTATGCTATCATCGAGAAGGGCGGAGTTCAGAGCGCGTCTTCGATCCATGTGAAGTTCACGACCGACGAGACGGCCTTCCGTTTCACCATGCGCGTCAATGGACAACCCACCTGGAAGAAATCAGTTACTCCGTTCAAGGATGCCAGCACTTCCAAGCCGGTGTCTCCGTTTATCGCCCTCGCGGTCCGCGCGTAAGGAGAAGGAAAATGAAAGGCTTTAATATTGCCGAAGAGGCCCACGTCGTAGCCGGTTTGTATCCGATTGCGGTGTCCGGCCTTACCACGATGGACGCTGTGAACATGGAGGGATACTCCCATTTCACGGCCATCATCACTACCGGCGCGGCCAATGGCGCCGATATCACGGTGACCGCGTATAACGCTTCCGATGCGTCGGCTACGAGCGCGGCCGTCATCCCGTTCAGCTACTACCAGGAAACCACGGCTTCGACCGATGTCCTCGGGGCTCGTGTGC